TATAGGAACACCTAGAGGGCATAATGCGTTCTTTGATATCTTTGAACAGGCAGAGGGTAACAAGGATTGGCTTAGTGTTGTGTATAAAGCTTCTGAAACGGGTATAGTGGATCAGGAGGAGCTAGATGCTGCTCAGACTATGATGACCCAAGATCAGTACAATCAGGAGTTTGAGTGTAGCTGGGTGGCTAATGTACCCGGTTCTATCTATGGTAAAGAGTTAGAAGATGCAATGGAGGATGGCAGGATTACAAGAGTGCCTTACAATCCAACGCTTAAGGTTGATACCTATTGGGATCTGGGTATTGGCGATAGTACAGCTATTTGGTTTGCTCAGAATGATGGGCGTGCCATTAATGTGATTGATTATTATGAGAATAGGAATGAGGGGCTACCACATTATGTGGATGTCTTGCAGAGAAAAAAATATTTATACGGAGATCATGTAGCTCCACACGATATAGAGGTACGTGAATTAGGCTCAGGAAAGTCGAGGAGAGAGGTTGCTTGGGATCTAGGGTTAAACTTTAGGGTAGCACCGAAGTTACCTATAGAGGATGGAATACACGCAGCACAGATGTTAATACCTCGATGTTTTTTTGATAAAGAGAAATGTAAGATGGGCTTAGATGCCTTGCGTCATTATCATAGAGCATACAACGAGAAAACAAGAAGCTTTAGAAATAGTCCTGTTCATGACTTTAGCAGTCATGCAGCCGATGCTTGGAGGTATTTGGCTATAGGATTAAAAGAGAAACACAACTGGGGGCAACCGCTACAAAGGGTAGCATCCTCTAATTACAACCCATTTACCCATTCTGGAGAAAATATATGAGTTTTTTAAGTCCCAAGATGCCAACACCGCCACCACCACCTCCAGCTCCTCCGCCACCTGCTATTAGACCAGTAGAGCGAGTAGAGATAGATAAGGAAGAGAAAAGGTTAAAAAGAAGAAAAGGGGTACAGGCAACCATATTAACAGGTAGCTCAGGATTAATGAATGAGGCAGACAACACCTATAACCCAACATTGTTAGGATAGATTATGGGAGGATTAGCAAGAATATTTAGCGGCTCATCAACAATGAGACAAGCAGTAAGCCACATGCAGCCTAAAGCTCCAGTAGCTCCAAGAGAAGCAATAAGAAGTAGTAAGGATAGCCCGGAATATAGAAAGAAAAGAAGAGTATCTGGAGAAAAGGCAACCATTCTTACAGGCACACAAGGCTTAACCGCTACAGGGGAAAGCAACTCTGTTAAAACTTTATTAGGTGGATAATATGGCAGATGATAAAAGAGCAGTAGCAATATTAAACCAGTTTAAAACTTTAGAAAATCAAAGAACAAACTGGGAGTCGCACTGGCAGGATCTTGCTGACTTTATATCTCCTAGAAAAGCAGACATTACTAAGAAGCGAACTGCCGGGGATAAACGATCTGAGTTAGTCTTTGATGGTACAGCTATTCATGCAGCAGAAATGTTAGCAGCTTCCCTACATGGTATGCTGACTAATCCTTCTAGTAATTGGTTTAGTTTACGTTTTAAAGATCGAGAACTAGATGGGGATGATGAGGCAAAGGAATGGCTAGAGGGTGTTACCGATGTCATGTACTCTGCATTTCACCGTTCTAACTTTGCAGAAGCAGTACACGAATTATACTCAGACCTAGTGGTATTTGGTACAGGTGTATTAATGATTGAAGAAGATGACGAAACCGACATTCGTTTTTCTTCAAGGCATATTGGAGAATGTTATTTAGCAGAAGATGCAAAGGGTAGAGTAGATACAGTATATAGAAAATTTAAGATGACCTGTGTTGCTATGCGAACTATGTTTGGCGAAGAAAATTTATCAACTCGTTTATTAAACAAAGCTAAGATGTCTCCCTACGAAGAGATAGAAGTATTACACGCAGTGTTTCCAAGGGAAACGTATGATGTTACTCGTAAAGATAAGGGCAATAAACCCTTTGCTAGTATCTATATTGATCCGCATGATAAAGTTATAATTCAAGAAGGAGGTTTTGATGAGCTTCCTTTTACTTGTCCACGTTGGTTAAAGGCAAGTTTTGAAAGAGGATATGGAAGATCTCCGGGAATGACAGCCCTCAGTGATACTAAAATGTTAAGTAAGATGTCTGAGGTGACTATTCGTTCTGCTCAAAAGCAGGTAGACCCGCCTCTCATGCTACCTGACGATGGCTTTATGATGCCGATCAGAACTGTTCCCGGGGGTTTAAACTTTTATAGATCTGGAACAAGAGATAGAATTGAACCATTAAATATTGGAGCAAATAACTCTTTAGGCTTGAACATGGAAGAGCAGCGAAGAAATGCTATCCGATCTGCTTTTTATGTAGATCAGTTGATCCTATCGCAAGGCCCACAGATGACAGCGACCGAAGTAATACAAAGAACAGAAGAAAAGATGCGATTACTTGGCCCGGTCTTAGGAAGATTACAAGCAGAACTACTACAACCTTTAATAGAGCGTTGTTATAATATATTGATTAGAAGAAAGTCTTTTGCACCACCACCAGAGTTTTTAGCAAACATGGATGTAGATATTGAATATGTATCACCATTAGCAAAAGCTCAAAGAATGGGAGATGTACAATCGGCTATGCGATTATTTGAGATGTTAGCTCCACTATCCCAAGTCAATCCACAAGTATTTGATTTTGTTGATATGGATGGGTTAGCTAAGTACGTTATTAATATATTAGGTGTGCCTGCTTCTACAGTAAAGTCTGATCAGCAAGTAGCTCAAGAGCGACAAGAAAGGCAACAACAACAACAGCAAATGGCAGAACAACAAGAAGCAATGGCAACTGCTGAGGCGGCAGGTAAAGCTGCTCCTGCTGTGAAAGCGTTAATGTAATGCACGAAAATTATAAAGTTATTTTTAATAGTGATGAAGGTAAAAAAGTCCTTCAAGATTTAAGAGAACGATTTTACGACAGAGAAACATTTGTTAGATCCGAACCTGATACTAGTGCATACAATCAGGGCGGTAGAGGAATGTTTATGTATATCCTACGACAACTAGAAGATTATAAACCATTACAAGATATAGCAAAAGGAGAATAATATATGGCTGAAGAACAACAGGTAGCGGAAGCTCCAGTAGAAACTGGGCAGGCAACGTCTGGAGATTGGAAAGCAAGTTTACCACAAGACATCCAAGACCATCAATTAATATCAAATATCGATAATGTAGAAACATTAGCCAAGACAGCTATTCATAGTCAAAGCATGATTGGAGCTGATAAAGTTGTGATCCCGGGAAAGTGGGCTAACGATACAGATTGGGATAATGTCTATACTAAATTAGGCAAACCTGAAGCAGCAGAAAAGTATGAACTGCAAAAAGAAAATGGAGTTGCTGTCGATAAAGATATAGAGGGTTGGTATAAGGGTATAGCTCACGAAGCTGGATTAAATAATACCCAAGCTAATAAAATATTTAAAGCGTATCTAGAACGTACAGCAGAGGTAGAAGCAGCGAATGCTCCGCCATCTGTAGAGGCAATAGAAGTTAAAAAGAGTGAAGCGGAATTATCCTTAAAAAAAGAATGGGGTAAAGCGTTTGATCAAAAGATAGGAGATGCTAAAAATATCCTAACACAATTTGCTCCAGAGGGGTTTGATACAATGGTAACGCAAGACGGTATACCATTAGGTAACCACCCGGAGTTTGTTAAAACACTAGCAAATATCGGATCGTATATTAAAGATAAAATAGGCGAAGATAAAATTGTAGGAGATAGACAACCACAAGAATTTACACCGGCAGACGCAGAAGCAGAGATCGCTAAATTAAGAGGTGACCCTAGAGACAAAGGGCCATACTGGAATAAATCTCATGTTGATCATCAGCGTACTGTAGAAGAGGTGTCTCGTTTAATGGAGTATATGTACCCAGACGAGTAATAGAATTTATGCAGCAATGTATGATAGTAAGATAAGCGAAAGCCCTTACCGGTAGTTCCGACAACTAAAGGTGACTAACCTTAAATAGAGAAGTGTCCTGTTTACAGGGTAACAGTTCGTTTGATTTTTTTTTAATAATAACTAATGGAGAATGTTTGTGAGTACACAAATCACAACAAGTTTTGTCCAACAGTTTAGTTCAAACGTGACTATGCTAAGTCAACAAATGGGATCTATTCTCAGACCAGCAGTAGACACAGAGAGCATAACTGGGGAAAAAGCTTTTTTCGATCAAATTGGTAAAGCCTCTGCTCAAGTAAAAACAAGCAGACATGGTGATACACCATTGATGGAAACACCCCATGCACGAAGAATGCTAACTACTGCTTCTTATGAATGGGCCGACTTAATCGATGACAGCGATAAGATTAGAATGTTATCAGATCCAACTAGCAATTATGCTAGAGCCGCAGCAGCAGCTATGGGAAGATCCATGGATGATGTAATTATAGCAGCAGCTCTTGGATCAGCATCTACCGGTGTCACAGGATCAACATCAACAGCATTACCTGCCGGGCAAAAAATTGCTCATGGTAGTGCGGGTTTAACACAAGCTAAACTAGTAACAGCTAAGAAGTTACTTGATGAAGCGGACATAGACCCATCTCTTCAGAGATATATCGTTGTATCTCCTGAACAGATTGAAGATCTTTTAAATATTACTGCTGTTACCAGTGCTGACTTCAACACTGTAAGAGCTTTAGTACAAGGAGAGGTCGACACATTTGTTGGTTTTAAATTTTTAACATCAAACCGTTTGACTTCAGATGGAACTAGTCGACAGGTTATTGCCTTCACAGAAGATGCAATTAAACTTGGCGTTGGTAAAGACGTGACTGCAAGGATCGAAGAGCGAGCTGATAAATCATTTAGTACTCAAGTGTACTATTGTATGGATATCGGTGCTACTAGAATGCAGGAAACATCTGTAGTTGAAATAGCTTGTAATGAATAGGGGATTGAATAATGGCTAATAAAAATGGAACGCTAATAAGCAATCTACAGGCTTCACCTCAAGTGAAGTCTCCTGTTTATCAACTAGGTG